GTAGCGATTGTAAAAGGAAATGCGTCGCTCATAGTCTCGCATGTGTGGTGCTTCTCCTAAATCAGATGCAGATGCCGGGTTCTGTTTCACTCTTTCCATCATCTGCACATAGAGCTGTTCAAACATGCCGGTTCCATCTGGCAGTCCCAACTCCTTCAGTGCATCATCCCGCTCTACAACTTCGAACCCAAAGTTTGCCAGGAGTCGTTTCAAGTAGTTGAAATTGACCAAATACTCACGAAACGTCTTATTAATGGACTCCTGATACACGTCAATTGCATATCCCACGCTCGTCTCGTCATCCGGAAACTCGGTTGCGGCATATGCTTTGACCACTTGCCACACCCGTTTGCCATTGTGCATGACAGAGATGCCATCCCCCATCTCGTACGGTTTCAATGCGTCAAACATGGTTGCCCCATCATATGTTGTGCCGATAAAGTAGCCGCCAACTTCCGTGCACTCGCACACATTCCGCAGAAAGTTGCACACATTTGCGCGAGTCTCAAACATGTAATGAATGGCGAACTGGCATGACGACACGTTGAACCCATTTTCGGCTTTGCCGTATTCACGATACACTCCCTCGCCAAGGAGTGCCTTGTCTTTCGGGCCATCACCGAAAACCGCACGTGTGATTTGCTTGTATTTTTCACCGCTGATGCCGGCGCCACTCTTGATATTCAATGCGCTGTTGCCCTGCACAAAGAGTGCGGCGGGCATGATGCTGAAGCGCTTGCAATAATCCAAATAGCGCGCACATGCTCCGTCCAATTGGTTCTGAATGTTGTCTTTTGATATGTCAATGCCAAACACAAACGAGAGATTGGAATGTATCCATTTGGGAAGGTCGCCGCCTTTGCCCACTGCAAAGTCAATGAGCGTGTTGCCGCGCTTGCTTGCACCGCCAATGAGTGCGCGCTTGACAAACAGGTTATGAAAGTCGCGCAGTCCGCGCGTGGTAGAATCGCCTGATGACGACACACGATTGTAATACACATCATCGTCTGCCAATTCATCTGGGATGTCCTTTCCAGTTGTCAACATCTTCTTGGTGATGGGATTGTGAATGGTGTGCCAGTTGGAATTGGCAACGTGGTAAGCATTGCCGTAATTCTTCTGACCACTGCGATACTCTGCTGTTTTGTCGGTGCGCACGCGAAGTGGAACCCAGCGAAAGCGCGGGTCAGCTGCTCCCACATTGTATGCACACTCGATGATTGTTCCATCTTCAATCACTTCATTTTCACTCGTGAGCAACATGCCGCGGTTTCCTGCTGCATCTGCGCGAAGGATGACATTGCACACATGTGCATCCGGGTCATATGGATTCGTGGGGTAAAATGGTGTTGGTTTGTATGAATCCTCACTGTCATTCCGACTGCCATGCTTTTTGTGTGCCGGCAGCTTGCCTTGGATGACGTCTTCGCATGGATTCAAATAGCCATGCTTTTTTTCATCAAACCCCACACGCAGCGTGAGAGTCTTGTATTGAATTACTTGGTCCAATTTTGTTGCATTCATGCCATCCGTGTAAATGCTCGACACTTTGGGTTGACCATTTGTGTCTTTCACAATGGTGGCGAGAAAGTCAATTGTGTTGGCTTCTGTCGGCTTCCATTTAAATGAAAGTTCCCACGTGGTTTTGGTTTTTGGACCAGGCGCCTCACCCCCAGCTTCACCACCGACCGGCGCATCTGCTGGTGTAAAAATCATGCCATCGGTGTTGTACTCAAATGCAGCGGAATCAATCTGGCTCATCAGCGTTGCACAACACTGAAATATGCTTTGGTCTGCACCCGTGTATTTGAATTTCTTGTATTCAATGCGTATTGGGCATGTGGGTACTCCGCGCACAACTGAACGCACTTTCAGTTCGGTTATTGCTTCAACTAAGAGAGGCAAACGGAACTTGCTGACCGGTGCTTCTGCGGATGGAGGCACAAAATGGAGCGCACGCACATCCTTTCCAGCAATGTAATACACGTCAAATGCAGCAAACAGGTTGATAAATCGACCATTTTTGTCATGCAATATGTGTTCTCCATCAAGCAGCGTGTTGAACAACTTGTCATTGTCGGATTGTGCACCGGTGAATTGAATGCTCATATTGGTGTCAATGAGGTAAATGCGTCCAGATGGAGAAATGTAAAGCAGCTTGCGCATGCCGTCGGCCTTGTCAGTGACCGTGTAATTGTTTCGCACATTTGGAATGGTGCAGTTTTCATTGATGGGGACAATGTTTTGCACCTGAAGCGTGTATGATGATGGACCGATGAAATGCTTGGGCAACAGTTTTGTGGGGGGGTCATTTTTGTCTTTCTCTTTTGGTTCTCTTTCAGGATACAACAAATGCATGTATTCATGCGCAACGTCTCCCAACTCGGCTGCACCCACCGGATAGTTGGTGCCTTGCAGTCCAGACATTACGGTCTTGATCGCAGAACGCAGCGCATCTGCCAGTTTTTTCGCGGAACTGAATGCAGTTCCTTGTCCAACTGCGTCATTCAAAACTTCAATCTCAATCTCGTATTTGGGCTGTGATTCGGCAACCTGGGATTCTGCAAAGGTGTGCGTGGGAATCATGTGCCGACTGTTGCCAGAATAATCGCGCCTAGACTCTTTCACAATGCTCATGTCAACGACAAATGGCAGTGCAGGATTGCGAAACGTGCTGCGATTGATGTAGCGAAATGTTTTTTTGCTGCTGCGCCAGGGGCCGACAACCGTTTTGGCAGTTGATGAAGATTCCGCAAACTGTTTTTCTTTTTGGAGAGAAAGACGGAAATTGAAGTCATCAAAGTTGAGCGGAGGAATAGTTTCTCCGTCATCATCTTGGAATCCTGTTTTTTGAACGAACACTGGCATGACTTTTTCTAACGAATTAGTTTTGCAATACAGTTGGATGTTGTGCATGCCTTGAATTTCAGTACGAATGTCGGACATTTGGTTCTTTCCTGTGTGGGGGTCTTGAATCTCGGAATTTATTTTTAGTGTATAATCGTCTGTTTTCTCCATGACAAATCCAGATGACAGCAATGATTTGATTACGTTGTCAAAATCAATTTTGGTGGTCGATGCAACGTGTTTCAAATTGCGGGTTCCAAACCGCACCTCCAGTTCAGGTGTGCCGCCATCAGTTCGCAACACCCCGCCTAAATACTGTTCTATCATGCGATCAAATAATTCATGAGGAGGAGCTTGCTTTTGATGTTTCTGCATTGTATCTGCGGAGTCTGATGATGTATATTAAAAGAGCATATTATTTAAATTCAATTTTTAAATGATTTGCTAAGTTTTTCTGATTGGTTTAATTTAAAATCACACATCATCTTCCATTAAAACAAGTTCTGATATGTGTCTGCATCATCCAATTAGGTCAATTTGTCTAAACAAACATTTGTTCAGGCTCACAAAAAAAGTTGTTTTGAAATTGCGTCATATATTTCTTGTTTTTTCATTTTGGGTTTAATTTGAATTTTTAGAGAATGGCAGATTTCAGTTAGGTCTGCCACAGTGTATGCGCTAATGGATTTGACTGGTTTGTGCAAGTTGTCTATGCGATAATGTGTTTTGCGCAAGGACGCCAGTTGTGCTTCGGTTGCTTTGGTCATGCAGACGCGTCTTATTTTTTCGTCTTTTCGTTTTATGATGTATATGGGCTTGTCTGAAACAGCATCACTGATGAACTCTGCATACACATGATTGTATGGATTCACAATGATTGCATTGAGAGAATTCAAATGCACAAGCACCTGAAATGCGTGTGGTGTTATATGCGTGGCCATGATGTCATTCTCAATTGTGGATGCTGTTATTTTGATTCCGGTTGCTTGTTTCAACTCTTTTATGTGTTTTCTTAAAAGCAACACTTGGTCTCGTTTTGTGTCTCGCTCAGTTGTGTATCGATTTGCAACTTGTTCATATTTGAACGCACCATTTTGCATGACATAGAAACACCAAAATAGCACGTCTTGGTGCATTGGTGGTTCAAATGCGGGTTCGTTTGATTTTGGTACTTGTATTTCCTGTGGTTTACTAGTTGTATCATAAAGCATAAATTCGCGTAATTTATTCAATGCATCATTTATCTCTTGATTGTTTTTGACCTTGTGTTTCTGCATCGTTGTCTAGATGTATTGCATTATTACCACGTTTTTAAATCCATTGCATTTAGTGATTTTGTTCAATGTTTCATTTGAAAAAAATTTAAAGAGGGGAATGAATTATTTGCAAGGGATGAGAGATCAAAACACAAGTTTCATAAAAAATGTGCTTAAATCAAAAATAAGAGCAATCATCACAATTGATTTAACAGTCGGAAGAAAAGATGACTACTTGAACCCATTATCACAAGACAAAATAGACAAGTTTATAGAAGAAAATAATGACAACATTGAAATTGTTATCCAAAAGATGATGCACGCTTATTTTTGCATGTTTGATGAGTTTGACTTGATAAAAAATCCACCGTCTCTCACTTGGATAAGAGAGTATTTATATGAACATGTTAGCACACAAATTGAACAACAGGTAAATGAAATGGAACAAATGGATTGACTCACTTGTTGTTCACGATGGTTGAATTTGTTGAATGGTCATTTGTTGTGGTGTTGTTCTCCGTTTTTTGGGAACTAGGATTTATTGAGAGTTTGACTGGAGTGGCAGTAGGAGGCCGGTGAGAAATCATTGGACGTGCTCTGGCAGCACCTGCCCTCACAGCACCCGCCCTTGCAGCACCCGCTTTGACAGCACCCACTAAAGCTCCCAAAAAAAACAATTTATTGTCCGGCTCGTTTTGAAATGAAAGCATCATTTGCAGTTTGTATAATTGTAATAAAGAATATAAATTGTTTCATGAAAACATATTAGAATTATCATAGTCATAATTACAAAGAAATCATTCAAAACGAAATGCCAATGGTTGATTTAAAACAGATAAAAGATCGGGTTGAAGCACTGAACCAACATCATCAAATTCAAATATTGAAAATAATGACACAACACAATGTTGACCTGACTGAAAACAAAAATGGCTCATTCATCAATTTAACAAACGTAGATGACGCGATTATTGCTAAAGTATCAGATTATTTGAGTTATGTTGATAAACAAGAATTGCAGTTGAAAGAAATCGAAAACCAAAAAACAGAATTAAGTAAACAATTTTTTAAACCATAGACACCAATTCCCCAATGACTGACACATGTTTGTCATTTAACTCAAATCTTTTTCCGATCACTCGAACTTCAATCTTGTCTCCAGGTTTCACTGTGTCAATTGAGTTTGTCATCAATCGATTTTTGGAAACTGAGTCATGCATCTCGCGCGAAACATAAACCACAACAGGTGATGGCTCCACAAATGCATGAGCTCGAATGCCAGCTTGTGTTACTGTTTTTGCAACGCATGTCATGACCGTTCCTTCTTTTGGACAACAAATCATGCACTCAATCTCGAGAACAAACTGAATGTTTCCAGCTGTAAATGTTCCAACCGAGAAACACTGCAAATCACATGATCCCGGTTTCACAAAACCTTCTGGAATGCATTTTCCATCAATTTCTTTCGAAACCACTTCTTTCAGATGGTGTTCAATGCAGTCGAATTTGCGAATATTTGAAAATGGAATGCAAATTTTGTGATGAATGCGTGATGCTTGATATAACATATCGCAGGATGTGATGACTACATTTGGTTCAATGTTATAATTTTAATTCAATTTTTTGAATTAATATTAACAAATGTCTCGTGTGTTTAAGTGCCAGACAATTCCCCAATAATGGAAACAGTTGGGTCATTCAACTCAAAGTGCTGCCCTATCACACGCACTACAATTTCATCTCCTGCCTTTATTTTAGAGAAACGCGGATTCGAGTAGTGATGGTCTCTTGACACAAAAACGGTTACGGGACTGGGTTCAGGAATAATATGCGCCTGCAGCCCTGCATGCGTCACGTTTTTCACCACACATGTAATCAGCATTCCTTCCACTGGATTGCATGCCTGATATTCATACATGACTTCAAATGCAACCGCCGCGTTGTCTATCATGTCTCCCGACGAATGTGCAAGCAACTGCGTGGAACGAGGACGCACATACCCCTCTGCATTACACTTGCCTTCATATTCATGTGCTAAATGCTTTTCAAGCACCTCTCGAACATTGCGTCCAATTGCAGTGATTGGCAACACAACTTTCTTGGTCATCATAGTTGGAACATAAATGTCAGTGCTCATGGATTGTTCATTTCGTCTCTGATGCTGCTGCTGTGGTCGTTGACGAATTTGATTCATGGAATTGAGAGATATTCTAGTTAATATATGTCCATATTATTATAGTTTTATTTGCTTAAATCCGATAATGATTGTTTGGATTGGCGCACGGCTTGCACCGGTGTCAAAAACCAGTGTTTCCCATCCTTCTTCATCATGTTGTAGCTTCGCAGCAAAAGTTCGGGCAACACACAAAATCGTGCAGTGTTTTGTTCCTTCGTGTTTTCCATGGTGTAAGTCGGTTCAACATCGGTCACTATTCCATACATCACTTGATTCACAATGGTGAGGCGACGTTGTTTTGATGAAATTTGGTCGCATCTCGCTCCGGTTCCTTTTTCATCCACATATTTGATTTTGAACACTGCATAGCTTCCTCCACTCTTTTCCTTAAACTCGGAAATGAATCCAATGATTTGTGAAAGACTTGACTCACGTGGCATTTTAGCAGCAATCCCTTCCATATATGGACGCCAGTCAAAAACAGAAGCAGGTGGAGCCCACGCCGACTCTGCATTTTTACGCACAACCAGTTGCAACCCCGTTTTGGCTTGCATTTTCAACATAAGTATGCCTTCTTCCCCTGGGTATGTTGACTTAACAATTTGATTGTCAAAATACTGACGTGCAAATTTGTCAAACTCGTCCAATCCAGATGCGTTTTGAGAATACAGAATGTTTAAATACTGCAATCCAATCTCATATGATGACACCAAGAGGTCTTCCACAAAATGCTCCACCACACAACGTTTTAATATAGTTGCATCAATCCCCTGCATTTCGTGCAACTCGCGCATAACATCCGAACACAGTTCGTTCCATGTTTTTGTGTTTTTGTCAATTGCTTTTGGTGCAACGCTGGTTAAATAAGATTCCTTCATCTCTTGCACCGCGGCAGGAATTGCTGCAACTTCCACAACTTGTTTCGGTTTAGCAAGTCCGTGTTTTTCGGCAAGCATTTCCAATGTACCATCCGCAAGTGGAAATGAAATGTGGTCGCGCTTGAACTGCAGAGGAGCACTGCGGTCATGCACGCTTATGCGGTTGTCTGTTATTTCAAGTGGTTGAAACAAGTAGTAATCACCAACATTGATCAAACGACCTGCACGTCCGTATTTGTCTTCCAAATGCCCTTCCTGTGTCAGCATCTGGGTCAATGCAACATCTACTTGCTGTTCAGAGTGTCCAATCAAATGTTTCAACAAAGTGGTCCGTTTATAAAAATGCTGTATCTTAAATAAGTCTCGGATGCGTTGAATGATGCGGTCTGCATTCATGACAATGAACGGTTCTGAATACGTGTCTTCATTAACCTTGATTTTGCTGCCATCCCCTGCCATGCACTTGTATTCGCATGTTGCCTGATAATCACAGACAAATGAAAATGGACGGTCTCCCACTTCATAGTTGCGAATAACAGTTCCGTCTGCTAGAATTTGACGAATCACAACGTTTTGCCCGCCATTGTGTCGGCGAATCACTTCTTGACTGAATTTGGTTTGATCCACATTTAGCAAACAATCAACTGCATTCTCTTTGAGGATGCGACTTACCCGACCAATTTGCACCGCTTTTGATTCGGCTAAACGATACACATAGAGATCCGTGGCTTCCACCTCTGGAGTTCCTGGCAATAATGTTCCATACAAAAATAACTGCACATTGCGCTCTGCAAATGGGAGATCAGCATGACTGCAATTACGCACCGCTCGTCCAATGATTTGTTCAATACGGTTCAGATTGTACCACGGCTCCATGATGTGCACCTGACGCACGTTCTTGAAGTCGATGCCTTCACTTCCGGCTTTGGAAATGATGACAACTTTGATGCGTTGTCCATGTGCGTTGTCGGTTGTGAGTGCTTCCAGTTCGGCACGATTATCTGGCGACAAGTGCTTGTCTCCGGTAAACATGGCGTACTTTGCAGCAAACCGCTTTTGCTGTTGTTGGACAATGCGCTGAGGCACAGGAACGGTTTTGAATAACGAACCCACGTCTTTGTCGTATCGTGTGAACCCCATTTCTTCCAAAGCCAGCGCAATCGGCACTGCACCACCTCCAATGTATTCGCTGTAAATCAGAACGATGCCACTTGCCCGCTCAATTTGTGCACAAATGCTCGCGATTTTATTGCTGTATTTGCCGATTTCACCTGGTGCAAAAATTCGGCCATAATTTGTCAATGTGGTGCCCTTATATTCATAGTTGAAAATGCGCCCGCTGTCTTCGGACTCTTCGTATTTCATGACTCGCTTAATTCCGGCATCTCCAAGCAATCCTTTGATATCCATTTTTTTAAGAAGCGCAACATCCGCCGTTGACACGCTTTCATCAGACGCTGGCTGTGGTCGGCGTCGCGCCACGAGTTTATCAAATTCCACACTGGGATACACCATGTTGAGAGCTTCAATCGGTTGCTTCAACAAGAACGAGCCGAATGAGGTTGCATCCGCGGACATTTCCAGCTGTTTGCGTTCAATGATGTAGTTATAAACCGCCTCTTGGTATGATCCTGCCGGATTCAAATACAGGTCCAGATGCTGCAATGGGTTCGGAATGGGTGTGCCATTCAGCTGCAGTGTTGGGTGTTGTTCACGATTCAGTAAAAATGAATGAGCCGGCGCAAAATCTCGCGGATGCATTCTGTATGGAAAAATATACGGATTCTCTCCTTTCACAACTGAAATGTAGCCATTTGACTTGATGCGCAGCAGCTCCGCGCCCACAGGGCGTCCATTTATTTCCAACAAGTTGCCGTTCCGGTCAAACACGTCGCTCACTGCAATGGTGGACCGGCGGTCATTTACATTCATCAAATTCAACAACCAGACAATTTCACGAGGATCATTGTACATGGGCGTGCCTGACAAAAGCAGTAGACGCAGATTTACAGCATATCGCACCAATTTATACAATTCTTCAGAAACGCTCGTTGCACTCGATTCTTTTGGAGCTTCTTTTTCTTTCACTTCTTCGTCGCTGCGCACATTGTGAATTTCGTCAATGATGACGAGGCGGTCGTTGAATTCGCGTTTGATGGCTTGAATTGCATCCTGCTTCGAAATTCCAGGCTTTGTTGTCAAGCGTTGCACAAAATTGGCCAATTCAATGTAGCCCATGAATTCATAACTGGCATTGATAAGACGAGTGATGCGTTGGACGATGCCGTCGCGCATGATATCCACGTTCCGTTCTGTTAAATCGGTCAACTCTGCGTTTGCTCCCACCTCTTTCAAAAGCTTATTTCCAGTGCAGCCACGAATGTAAAACTGGCGCATTTTTCTATCGAATTTTAGCTTGTTGAAATCAAACAACTGTTTGCGAAAGTTGTCTTGCACATTGACGGATGCAACCACCAGTATTTTTTTTGCAAGACCGAGCTGATTCATGTAGTCTCTCATTTCTTCAGCCACACTGATTGCAGAACACGTTTTCCCCGTTCCAAGACCATGATACAGCAATAAACTGTTGTAAGGTGTCATTGATGAGAGAAAATTCCGAACAAATAACTGGTGCGGAGCCAGTTCAAACGCTGCACTGCACATTTTTGCCGCCTCCGTTTCCATTTGATGCTGAGACACGGGGATGACAATGTCGTATTTGGTGTCGTGAAATTCCTTTCGCTCTGCAATATTCAAAGCAAAATTGGGGTTGTTTAGTGTTGGATACAAAAAGTTCAGATCTTCTTGGCCTTTGCTTTCTTCAATTTGCATGCGTTGGGCCTGATTCCACTCTAGTGCTTCAATGGATTGCTCCGTTGAAGAACGCAATACCGGATGTTGTTGCGCCTGTTTTGATTTTTTATTCGGAACATTGGCTGGGGTGGTCATTGAATTTGCACTTGCACTTACAGAATGTTTTGTATTGGTATAATCGTTACAATATGCAATGATTATAAAATTGATAAACTAAACCAAAATGTTTGCATTCTCAATCTAATGGCCAACTCTTTTGCATTCCATCAGAGCATTATTCAACTTGCGCAAAATATTGATTTTTTCTAAATTATAAGGGCGTATGCGTTCAATGCATTCATCATATGTCATCCATCCCATTTTGCTCACTTCTGTTTTTTGGAACACTGGCGATGCTTCGGATGAAAGCTTATCAGGATTGGGCATATAAGCAACATAATATTTGTGTTTATATGTTTTCATATTTGACCCCATGAATATTTCTTCATATGGAATGACATTTTGCATTATTATTAACCGATTTTGGTTGTATCCAGTTTCTTCTGAAAATTCACGGAGCGCGCAGTCAATGTCTTTTTCTTGATAGTTTCGACGTCCCTTTGGAAATCCCCACTCAGCCTCAGTCCAATTTGTGTTTGAATTTTCAATCAATGAATTCAATGTGTAATGACTGCCTCCATTCCGATTTAATTTGATCCCTGACTTCAACATGTTGAATCGTTCGCAAGACACTGCTTCTTCGTTTTGATATTTTGAATTCAAATATTCTCCCCATACATTTTTCCATAACTCGCTAAATGTTTGACTCTGCAACCGGTGCTTTTCATCCAGTGTCATTTCATTGATCAGCCGTTGCACATATAACTGATTGTAAACTGGATACTTACCACGGATGAACTCAACGAAACCAAGCGTATCTTTTCGCCGAATCATTAAATAACGCACTTCTTCATCCGAATTGTTCCCATTTTTATAAACGATGATTCCATTACTAATGATTGGATTTTTGCATGTGTGCATGACATGCCCATTTTTTCCACAGTTGTTGCAAAATGTATTTCTTTTAGAATACGTGTTATAGTTGTTATTGTAAAATGACATTTTCGGTTCATGTGAACTTTCAGATTCGGGTTCAGGCACATGATCTTTAACCGTTGCATCGTCCCCTTCATCATCATCCACTTGCAAAGCATTGAATGAATTCATTTTTAACTATAGGCACTACACCTCTCTAATGTGTTAAATCACACTTCTTTTTATATTGTTTGAGTGTAAAAAACATCATGAAACCATCCCCGATTTATAAAGATGGCAATGCAACAACTGCACTGGATGCGTCTGTTTGGGGGCCTCACTACTGGTTTGTCTTGTTCAGCATGGCGGTGACGTACCCCGAAAGACCTAATGATGTCACCATAAAAAAATACTACGACTTTATTCAAAATCTGCCATTGTTTTTGCCCAATCATCAAATGGGCAACATATTAAGCGAATTGTTGGACAAATACCCGGTTTCTCCTTATTTGGACAAACGCGAATCTTTTATCAAGTGGGTGCATTTTCTGCACAATCAAATCAATCTGCGTTTGAATCGCGATGAAGTCTCCTTGCAAGACGCAATCAACGCATATTATTCCAACTATAAACCCAAGGAAGTGCGTTTGCGCGAAGAAATCAAGTATAGACGCAAGTTAATTTATTCACTCATTGCAATTGGTGCAGCAACCACGTTGTATTATTTATATTATGCATAATTTACGTATGAATTAAGTTATGAAAATAAAATAACGATGATATGTAGTGATACAATATGAAAAAGCATAATTACACACGTCGCCGCAACAAAAAAGGTGGCATACCCATTTTTGCAGGCGCACAAGGATGTGTTTTTAAACCATCTCTCAAATGCAAACATCAGATTCGCAATTATCATGATGGCAACATTAGTAAACTCGGTGAAAAGGGAATCTCAGAAGCTGAAATGAGAGAATATCAACATATTAGACAATATTTGGTTCGCATAAAAAATCACAATAAATATTTTGGGTTGCGCGCACAGTTGTGTGAACCCGATGCACTTGACCGGCGTGATTTGGAGAATTTTGACGAGGTGTGCATTAATTTGCAACGAAGCAACATAACCGCGGCAAATGTGAATTCCAATTTGAACAAGTTGCGCATGATAAACATGCCGGACCTGGGAATCGACCTGACAAAATGGTTGGACCAAACCAAATTGAATGCATATCGAGTTCGAAGCTTAAATAACTATGTTTCCATTCTTTTGGTGAACGCAGTTGCACCCATGAATCGTTTGGGAGTCATTCACAACGACCTCAAATCTGAAAACGTCATGATTGATGCAAAAGGGGACGTGCGCATCATTGATTGGGGACTGGCCGGCATCAGCACTGCACATGATGTCATCCCGTTGCGCCATTTTATGAACAACCCGGTGACATTCAATCGCCCCTTTTCAACGATGATCATCTCTCCAAATTCATGTCAACTGTATGAATCAACGCTACTGACTCAAACGGCGACGCCATCATTTGTTCAACTAAAACAATTTACACATGATTTGTATAAAAAATACATTCAGATGTATGATATTGTCGGTTTTGAATATTGTCAATACATTTTTATGATGATGTTTGGGTTGAACAAAAAAGATGCAACTGATATGTTAATGGAATTTGTTTCGAATTACAACGCGGACATATTGCATCATTTTACAAATCCGGTTAGTCGCAAATTTGACTTGAACAAATATTTTAGCACGGTGTATCGATACAATACGGATGTGTGGGGCATGATGTCCATTTTTTACAGCATATTCATATTGCCGCGAAAAAGTTTCAACATGACAACTGAAGCATACAAACAAATGTTGGACCGATATCGCACCCTGTTTCGTACGACTGTGTTTGTAAATGGACACAAACGCATGAATGTGGCACACATACTGCAGCAGCTTCGTCAAATCAATCATGGAGTGGAGCGTGCTGCGGCAGGTCAAACAGTTCGATTCAATGTTACCAGTCGGCATGGTCGTCATTCCATCAAACGAATTCCAACCCCGTACCCACACCCACAACTTATACGCACAATAAGCGCATTCAGCACAACATGATAGGTGTTTTTGAAATAAAATAAAAATAAGAGCATTATAATAATACACCCATGAAACTGGAACTTTTCATATTCGGAATCACTGCATTTCTCATTTTTAACACCTACTATGACGGCAAATATCTGAAAGTATTTCATTCTTGGCAAAAAGAAATCAAGATGTCAACTTTTGCATTTGTTGGATTATCTCTCTACATCTTCCTGAAAAGAAACCCTGAACAATCGCAATCCATGCTCTCACATGCAAATGACATCATTCGATACATGCCAATTAGCCGGTCATCTGCAGACATGCTTTCCCCTTTTCTAGATTTTGCAAACAAGAAATCCATGTTTCAAGACGGAGATGCATCGGGGGGCAATGGTTTAGGTGGTGGAGCAGGAGGTGCCGGAGGAGGAAGAAGAGAGGCGCAAATGGAGGCGCGCCTCCGGTCTTCCGGTCGCAACAATGCAACCAAACGCAGTGTGAGTGAAACCAAGAAGAAGTTTGTAGCGGCTCAGCAGTCCTGGAAGTGTGGACATTGCGACCGCCAGTTGCCTGCATGGTATGAGGTGGACCATATCGTGCGCTTAGAACATGGCGGCTCCAACAACGTGGACAACCTGGTCGCATTGTGTCGCGACTGTCATGGCAAAAAAACCGCCATGGAAACATTTTAGCAAATTCGTAGAACATGGAACTCACAATGCACGGTGTTCCATCATTTCATTCCATGTATTTTAAATATATGCAATGTATAATAATAGTTATAGTCGTGTTTTAAAAATAATAGCAATTTTTTAAGGCAATGCAATCCGCGACGACTCCAGATGAATCTAACCCGTCGTGGAAAAATCCACGATTTTATTTATGGTTGTTTGTATTCGGGGCAATTATTTACAATTCAATTACTTATGCAAATGTTGCTATAATTGGCGATTTTTTTGGGTATTTCATCTATTATGTGGTGTTTACACTGTGGTATAAATTTGCATATAAATACTCATTTTCAGTTAACCCGGATGCAGGAGTAGGAATGGGCACTGATGAAGGCAAAAACAATATTAAGTTTGGAGTCATTTCAATCATCAATGTATTGTTGACACTTGTCATTTTTGTATTTACAGTTATAACAATTATCAAAATGACAGGAGTCAATCCGTTATATCCAACATTTGGTTTATTAACTGTTGTTGCAATTTACAGCTACTATATCAAAAATAAGTATAGTTCCATTTCTGGTGATCGTAAATTATTGTTTGATTTATATAAATCTATAACATCCGCGCTCTTCAACTTTGATTATGTGGCACTCAGTGTATTGTTTCCGATTAGTTTGATGTATGATAAAATAAAAAATACAAATGATGCATACAATGCAGAAGTAAAAAATGCAAAGAATCAAACAGTAAATGACAAAGAGATTCCATCACCACTTGGAATGCAAATTATTTACGGGAGCGCACTCTCGATTCTAATGATGACATTGGTTTCATATTGGTGGAAATTCAGGACCACAGTTCAATTGGACAAACCCATAAATGTCAACTTGGATGACAAATCGACTTGGAAGAGTTTGATAAACATTTTTCCACTGGATTTTCTGAAAGCATTTCCATTGATTGAGTATGCGAAGTATGTTGCAACCAATGACCTTGTGGAACTGGCAAAGAAAGTTTCCATAGTTGGACTTTTGGCGTATGTAGGATATTTGATGTATGGAGTTTACATTCAAAAGAAACCATTTGTTCCATGTGCCGAATCTTCTTTT